GGGTCGCGTTGGGGGTGACGAAGTGCACGTTGTCGTCTCGATGATTGTAGGTCTGCTGACCCCAAGCGATCATCCTGTTCTCAGTGGGATCGACGAGTTCGTTCTGGTTGAACTTCCCAGTGTCGGTAGCCAGTGCTGCCACGCCAGCGACGAAGCCGGGACCACCAATCGCGATCCCCCACCAATCGACCGGCCAGAAATACGCCTCGCGCACCTTCCATGCCTTCGTCCGGTCGGGACTCACGTAGTCGAAGACCATGTGATTCGCCACCACCGCGTTGTCTCGGACGGTGAGTTTGCCTCGGAAGGAGAACACCCGCCCCATCATCGACCCCTCCGAGCCTTCTTGGTTGCAGCATGAGCACGCTTCATGAGCCGAGTCACTGGGGTCCGCGGGTGTTTCTTCTTCAGTCTCTTGAGTTGCCTGCCGAACTCCTTCTGGTAGGCAGAGATCTTCCGCTTCTTCTTCGGCTCGTAGGCGCGTCTGGCAGTGAGTCTGACCATGCCCTTCCGGGTGCTAGAGCTTCCCGACCCCCTGTTGCGCCTCGGAGGGCCGGCTGGACGCTCTCGATGAGTGAAGGGAGGCTTGGAGAGATCTACGGCCCCACCGCCCCGACCAGCGATGAGAATTTCCGTGAGCAGTTCGATAACGTCCCTGTCGTGCATGACCTCACCCTCACTGCTGCGAGAGTGCTAGGGCCATGGCGGCGGCTTGACTCATCGTCTCGACAGTGCACTCCATCGTGACCGTCACGGAGACGGCCTCGTAGAAGGTATCTGTCGCAGCGCCACCGAGGTAGATCGTATCGACCGCGACTAGGTAGCCGTTGGTCCACAACTGGGGGAGGTTGTCGAAGGACTCGCTAGTGGAGTCAGCGACTCCGTTCCCGGACTTCACGCGGGCACAGTTGATCATGCCTGACGAGATGACGGACTTGTTGCTGGCTAGCACGATGTCGGCGGCTGTCTGGGTGAGCAGTTGGAACTGCGCGGCAGCAGCGGCATCGCTGCCATCGAGTTCCGCGCTCCGACCAGTGCTGTCGGTGAAGGCGACGGCGATGTTGTGGATGCGGAGAACGGACTTCCCTAGAGCATCCACGTAGGCACCGAGATCTATCGACTCTTGGCGGTAGGTGTTGTCGTTCCCGACGGCGGTGGTGGCGCGGATGAAGAAGGAGTCTGACTTGGGCATCGGGCAGGGTCTCCCAGCACCTCGGTAATAATGGTGTGGATTCTGCACTAGGTGTGCCCGCGCACACCAAACAGACCCCATTCGCGAATTCGCTTCCACTGGAGACGCTGCACTGCGCGGCACCGAGCAGGGAGACCCCTACCCCTTCGTGGCAACTGGAACGCTCACCGCGTCTCGGCGATCCTCTCCAACTGGTCTCCGATTCGTCGGAGGGCGAAGGCGCAATCTCCGAGGGCCAATTCTAGCCTCTCTAAGCGCTGTTCTAGGGCGTGCATCTGCTCGGCGGTGGTTCTGATAGGTCGGACCATTGGACAGCCTCAGACAGCCCGCAGACCATCAAGACTCCCGCCAGAGATCCCCGTGGTCGCCGTGAGCATCCGCGGGGAGTCTCTAAGAGCCGATGGCCTCTTGTCCGGACCGGGGCGGTGTGGCCCCTCAGCCGCCGGGGTGGGCTAGGCTGTCCGAGGGGGCCACCGGGGCCGCTCCGCGGCGAGGATTGGGGCACTTTGGGGGATTTCTCGGCCTCGATTGCCAGATTTTTCCGGAATCCGAAGCCTGGGATCTTCCGAGCTTGTTCACGACACTTCGATTCTAGCCCAATTTCGCAGGTGCATTTTCGACACCGAGGCCAACTTTTCCGGTTTTCGGCGTTTTACCCCTGCTTTGAGGTGACGATTTTGGCGACTCAGATGCGGCGGTGCTTGTTCCACATCTCGTCAGCGATCTCTGTGAGTGCCCGGTCGTATCGTTCGTGCCCCAACTCGGTCAGTTCACGGTCGAGGCCGAGGACTTCCCAGTGGTGCCCGCTGAGGGAGTTGGGCAGGTCCATGTTGAAGTTGAGATAGCGCCAGATGTGCGCCTTCATGTCTGCCAGATTCATGTGTCGATGTCCTGTCCGATCCCCTTGATTTGCTGGAAGACCGATTCGGACGGAGTGACCTTGACTTCCTCGACCACGATGAGCCACCCCCACTCCCTCTCGTTGGAGATGTCCACGTCGCAGGCCGAGCCGATGTTGATGTAGAGTTGCTTGGTGATGAGGTGGTCAGGATCTACGAGCATCCGCATGAGGCCGAGAGGGGTCGCGTTGGGGGTGACGAAGTGCACGTTGTCGTCTCGATGATTGTAGGTCTGCTGACCCCAAGCGATCATCCTGTTCTCAGTGGGATCGACGAGTTCGTTCTGGTTGAACTTCCCAGTGT